ATTTTAAGGCTCTAGAGAGTAAGCTATCAGATGGCATTCAGGCTGCCTTTGAGCGACTTTTCGAAGCATCCAAGCCCTATACTATCAAGCTAGCTACGGACAATGGTATAGCCTTCAAAAATGGTCAAGGTCAGACCATTGTGACCCCTACTTTGATGAGAGGGAATAAGGTCATCAATAGCGGATGGCGCTGGGTAGTGGATGGTGTAATCAAAGCCACAAGCCCTAGTTACATTGTGAGGGCTGCTGACATCAACCAAAAGATGGTTTTGACGGTGTCAGCGTGGATTGATAACAAAGAGGTAGCGTCCGAGCAGTTGACTCTTATCAATACGTCTGATGGTCTCCAAGGTCAAAAAGGGGACACAGGACCGAAAGGTGACCCTGGTCCTAAAGGTGACAGAGGAGAAAAAGGCGAAAAGGGAGACCGTGGACTCCAAGGTCTCCAAGGTTTACAAGGTCCAAAAGGTGACCAAGGTATCCCTGGCCCTAAAGGCGCTGACGGCCGTACACAGTACACTCACATTGCCTACGCTGATACTATCTCAGGTAGTGGATTTAGCCAGACTAATGATGACAAGGCCTATGTAGGGGTCTATGTTGATTTCAACTCAACTGACAGCGTCAATCCTGCTGACTATCGCTGGACGAGGTGGCGTGGTCGTGATGGCGCTGATGGTCTACCAGGTAAACCTGGAGCAGATGGAAGAACACCTTACGTTCACTTTGCTTATTCTGACAATGAGGATGGTTCTAGTTTGACACTGACAGATAACGGACAGCGTTATTTTGGTCATTATTCAGATTATGAAAAACCTGATAGCTCGGAAAAAACTAAATACAAATGGGTTGATCGTTGGGCTAAAGTTGAGATTGGCGGAAGGAACCTCTTTCTTAATTCACTATTCAAACGTAGTCTAAGAGAACGATACTCAACTTACTATTTAGATGATAGTCAGGAGCAAACGCAAGGACAGCTCACTTTGAGCATAGATACTACTAGCAAATTCAGAGGAGCTAATACTTTGAAAATTGTATCTACTTATAGTGGCAAAGCGACTAATCAAAAAGTTACGTTTAGAACCGGTGGCGATACACGTTTAGGCACCGTTGACGAGATGAAAAACAAATCTGTTAGGTTTAGTTTTTGGGCGAAATCCACTGTCAATAATACGAATTTTCAAGCTAGAGCAGGATACAGAAACACTGTTCAAGGTGTCTCGTTGACCACCGATTGGAAATTTTATGACATTGAGTTGACGAAAAAAGAAAACTCAAATGCAACTAATGAGCTGATTTTACACATATTTACCGCTGCTACTGTTTGGATTGCCTTTCCAAAAGTAGAGGTAGGAACAGTCTCTACAGACTTTTCAGAAGCTACTGAAGATATCCAGAGAGACATTGACTCTAAAGCAGACCAAGGACTGACTCAGGAGCAAATCAATGCGCTCAATGAGAAAGCTGGAATTATTCAGGCTGAGCTTGAGGCTAAAGCTAGTGCTGACACGCTTGATAACTGGATAAAGGCTTATAAGGACTTTGTCAAGTCAAACGAGACAGCAAGGTTACAAGCTGAGAAAGATTTGATTGCAGCTAGTCAGCGTGTCTCTAATATCGCTAAGGATCTTGGAGAATTATCTGACCGCTGGAATTTCATTGATACTTACATGAGCTCTAGTAATGAGGGCTTTGTAATTGGTAAGAATGACGGTAGCTCTAGCATGATGTTCAACCCTAACGGACGAATTTCAATGTTTAGCGCTGGTGTAGAGGTTATGTATATCAGTCAAGGGGTCATCCACATTGAGAACGGGATTTTCTCTAAGACTATCCAGATTGGACGTTTTAGAGAGGAACAATATCATATCAACCCTGACATGAATATCATCCGTTACGTTGGATAGAAAGGAGTAAAATGCCTAGATTTAGTAATTCAAGTAACAGCTTATATTTGAATGTGTATATTGATGAAGTTTCAACAGACATTTCAGCTAACACCTCAACCATCAACTGGCAGTTGACAGTTAGCCGCTATACGTACTATCACACGTTCAATAAACAGGGGGACAGCACGTTGTCTCTAACTTTAGACGGCCAAAATGTGCACTCTAGCAATCCAGTTTGGGAAGTCTGGGACGGCGAGGTCACTCTCGCTAGTGGTTCAAGCACAATCTCACATAACTCAGACGGTCGCAAGACACTGCCGTTCTCATGTACGTTCAATCCTAACAATGGTTTACATGGAACCATCACAGTTTCAGGAAATCTCGGTCTGACTGCTATCCCACGCTCAAGCTCTGTAAGCGTGAGCGCTGGGATCATTGGTAGTGCGGTTACTATCAACATCAATCGTCAAAGCTCAAGTTTCAAGCACACAGTGCGGTATGCTTGGGCAGGTAAGTCAGGGACGATTGCAACGAATGTAGACACATCCACAACGTGGACGATCCCTCTTGATTTTGCCAATGACATCCCAAACTCAGCGAGTGGCACAGGGACTGTCTTTGTCGATACCTACTCAGGCTCTACCAAGACAGGCACACAGTCAACCACACTGACGGCTAGCGTGCCAGCAAATGTAAAACCCACATTTACAGGGATTTCATTGTCAGACTTGAACGGTGCTGCTCAGAACCTTATCCCAAGCGGTAACACGTTCATTCAGGTCATCTCTAATATCAAAGTAGCGTTTAATGGCGCAGTTGGTTCCTACGGCTCATCAATAACTGGATACTACGCTGAAATCGTTGGCAAGAACCAATCCACAAGCTCGAACGGTGGGAGCTTGGGCATTATGAATTATCATGGCACAATCAAAATCAGAGCTAGCGTCTCTGACAGCCGTGGTAGATGGTCTGATACTAGAGAGGTATCTGTAACCGTACTTGAGTATTTTGCTCCAGCTCTTAGCTTTAGTATAGCCAGAACAGGCTCAACCTCTAGCACGTTGACGGTAACACGAAATGCCAAGATCGCCCCTCTGGCTCTCTTGGACAGTCAAAAGAACACTATGACCTTAACTTTTAAGGTTGCTCGACTTGGGACTACTAACTTTCAAGTAGACACAGGACCAGCCACTGGATCCTGGACAAGTATCTCAAGTCTAGTCAATTCTCAGGCTAATCTTGCAGGCAATTATCTAGCTAATCAGTCGTGGGTTGTAATTGGTACACTAGAGGACAAGTTCACTCGTACTGATTTCATGGTCAACGTGGCCACAGAAAGCGTGGTTTTGTCTTATGACAGGTCAGGAGTTGGGGTCAACAAAATCAGAGAGCGTGGTGCTTTGGATGTCAAGGGCGACATTTTTGCTGATGACAAACCTATTCAGCAGTATCAGCTTACAGATAATAGAGGTTTTGGAAAACTCATCAAACAAGATTTCAACTCAATGACAAATACTGGGCATTGGTGGATAGACGGAACTTCTCCCAACAATCCTTTTGGCGCTTGGGGGATGTTAGAAGTATTCAGACCTAACCCAAACTCAGTAGAGGCTATTCAGCGATTTACAACATCAATGGGATACATGGCAGTTAGGGAGAATGGCTTTGATAATAACTGGAGGCCATGGCGCTATGTTGCTCAACAGTCAGAGTCGACTAACAATGCTGACTATGTCAGCTCAAAAAAACTAGCCACAAGAAAAATCGAGCTAGGATGGTATGTGAACGGCACTGCTACAAGAAATGGCAACGTGGTTACAATTTCAACAGAAAGAAAAATTACAAATATCAACACAGTTTCAGACTATCGAGAAGTTAAAGAAACAATCCCAACTGGATTCAGACCAGCTCAAGAGGTTAATTTTATCTTACAAGGATTGTCTGACTCAACAGTAACTGGAACGGCTATCTTGCACCTTGCAACAGATGGGAAAATCCGTCTTACAAGTAAATCGCCCGGAAATAAGTACTGGACGGGCACAATAACTTATATTACAAATGACCCTTACCCTTAATAAATGAAAGGAGAAAGTATGAAATTAGAGTACGGGACAAAGTCCCAAGAATTTGACGCAAGCGGAAAAGAATCCTCTACAAAGGTCACGCTAGTCAATGCAGATGGTGCTATCGTACCTATCTTGCTACCGGCTGATAAAATCAGCTTGTCTAATACCGAGCTTTTCGAGCTGGCCCTAGAGGCTCTTTATCAGGAGAATTTCCCTCAACGTGCTGAGAAAGAGAAATTTAATCAGGTAGAAGCGCAGCTCAAGCAAAATAAGGAAATGGCAACCAAGGTAGAGCAAGCGACCGTAGAGAACAAGGAAAACCTTTATGCGGTTTCAACTATTACTGAGGTCTTGAGTGCCGTGGTAGTATCTCAAAATGGTGGCATGCCTACCTTTGCCTATGTAAAGGTAGCAAATTTCATCAAGCCTCTTGTAAAGAGTACACGCTACTCAAACGGGGACATCGTTGCTATGCCGTATCCGTTTGAAACTAATGCTAAATGGCCAAAAGGCACGCAGACCATCTTTATGTTTCAAATGAGAGCAAACGAGGGGTTCACATACAAAGACCAGCCTCTTGATGAAATGCTTCAGCAAGGTGTGCTTACTGTGGTCATGCCACGTATTGATTAAGGAGGATATATGCCAGGATATGAACGACTAATTGTGCAAATCTTTCTTTCTCTAATTCCTGTCATTGGGCTTTATTTTTCGATGAAAGATAAGGCAACCAAGCAAGAGAACCGTCTCACTATTTTAGAAAAAGATATTGAGAACTTGCATGAATTTAAAATATCGGCCAATAAAAGGCTCGATAACCACGATGAACAGAACAAGGCTATCTTGGTTCTAGCTGAGCAAGTAAAGTCGCTTGGCGAGGATGTGAGAGAGCTTAAAAGCTTAATTCAAAACAAACAACAATAAAAGGAGAAACTCAAAATGATTAACTGGAAATTACGCTTGCAAAACAAAACAACACTCATTGCTCTTCTTGGAGCAATCTTCCTTATGGCCCAACAATTCGGGCTTGAAATCCCCAAAAATATCCAGGACGGTGTGAACACATTCGTTTACATTCTTGTCTTGATTGGTGTCGTCAATGACCCAACAACCTCAGGGTTCTCTGATAGCAAACGTGCTCTTGACTATCAAGAGCCAAGCGAAGACTAGGAGGGAAAAATGAAGAAAAATGACTTATTCATCGATGTATCTAGCCATAATGGATACGATATTACAGGTATTTTGGAGGATATGGGTACACAGAATACCATCATAAAGGTTTCAGAGAGTACAAACTACCTAAACCCTTGCCTGTCTGCTCAAGTTGAGCAATCCAATCCGGTTGGATTCTATCACTTTGCTTGGTTTGGGGGAGACGCAGCAGAAGCAGAGCGAGAAGCACGCTACTTCCTTGACAATATCCCTCAAAAAGTAAAATACTTGTGTCTTGACTACGAAGATCATGCTAGCGGAGATAAACGGGCGAATACAGATGCTTGTATTCGCTTCATGGAAATCCTCAAAGAAAATGGCTACGAGCCAATCTATTACAGCTACAAGCCATTCACGCTTAATAATATTTATTATGAGCAGATTCTTGCGAAATTCCCAAACAGCCTTTGGATCGCCGGCTATGGTTTAAACGATGGAAATGCTGATTTTGAATATTTTCCATCCATGGACGGGATTCGATGGTGGCAATACTCTTCAAATCCGTACGACAAGAACATTGTTTTACTAGATGATGAAGAAGCTAAGCCCAAATGGAAAAAGAATGATACTGGATGGTGGTATGAATACCCTGACGGCTCTTATCCAAAAGAAGAATGGGAAAAGATCGATGGTACCTGGTACTACTTCAATGAGAGAGGTTATTCAATAGCTTCTCGATGGTTGAAGGATGATGGAAAATGGTACTACCTCAAAGAAAACGGCGCAATGGCCGTTGGTTGGGTTCTTGTGAATGGTAAATGGTACTATCTTGATGCTTCAGGAGCAATGGTCACTGGCTGGGTTCAATACAAGGACAAAGTATACCATCTCAAAGAAGAGAACGGCGAAATGTCTTCAAAAGAACTTGTTAAAGTCGAAGGAGGCTGGTACTATGTCAACGAGGATGGCAGTCGTTCAGACAAACCAGCGTTTGATGTATTACCTGATGGACTTATCACCACAAAATAAATTTTAAATAAAGAAAGGAGATTCTATTTTTCTTCTTAATAACCCGCAGGCAATAGCTTGCGGTTTTTTTGTTTGCAATAATAAAAGCAGTGACCGAAATCACTGCTTTACCCATTATAAATTATTTTAGAACTTTAATAAGTTACTTTCAACAACAGCATTGAGAGCTAGGGATTTGCTTCCATAATCTTCAAAATCAATAGTGATTGTGCCGTCTTTGATTTCTGTTACTTTACCCGTTCCAAATGTTGGATGTTTAACTGTTGAACCTACAACGTCTTTGTGAGACTCAATCCATTCCTTGACTTTCTCATTTTCTTCTTGATCCTGCAGAAGACCAGACTGTTTCATCAATTCAACCACCTCAAAATATCCATCTACAAATGTCTGTTTGAAATCTGACCCCATAGACAATTCTGAACGTTTTACAGGCTCACCCAAACCTAGCATTAGTTTAATAGCTTTCAAAATAACGTCATCAGGGACGTTGCGACTATCAAGCTGCCCACCAACTGCGTCACCGTAAACACCGTAGAAATGGCCATCTTCGCCATCAAGACCGTAAATATCCATGATATTACTTGTGCCAAGATTGCAATAAACTGCTCCATCTTCATTTACAATAGCATACGATACATCGTTATTTTTAATTTCTTCAAGTAGTTGTTTTGCGTTTTCCATTTCTAGTTCCTTCGCATAGTTTTGTAATTTTTCTGCTGTCAATAAAGACATTTTGTCCAAATTCGTTTTTCCACTTCTAAGGTCTGAGACTGTTGTCCAAGGCAAATCTGCCCCTTTAGCGATTGCGCTTGTGCTCTTTTTGCTTTTTAATACTTTTTCTATTTGCTTTCTCATCTTTTTGCCCTCTTAAATAAAAATAACTCAATAAAACGATCAGTATATTTATGATTAAAATTTCCATGTTATTGTTCCTATTTTATGGTATAATAGGGAGTGAGGGGAGTGGTAGCTCCCCTATCCCCAAGGCGATTACTTAAACTTGCGAGGTCTAGGTTTTCGCTTTTTTTCTTTGCTCCAAATGTGATATGTAGCATATGCACCAGTTAGAGCTGTGATGTAAGCTGGCCCGTTATCAATTAGCTTTTCAACCAATCTGAGCCAATCATCTTTGTCCATTTTCCTCACCTCCTTTCCTTATCTTGATTATATTATATCACGGTGCGCCGAGAAAGTCAAGCGTTTTGATGAAGCTTTTTTAAATTTTTTCAAAAAAAATAGACCTTGTCCAGAGGTCGGAGGGGACACCCTCCAAAAGCATTGATTTAATAAGATTTTATTTTACCTTTTTCATAATAATCTCCCTAAAGAAGTCACCCAATCAGGTGGCTTTTTTGTCAGTTTCTAAGTCATATTTAGGTGTCTTCCTGAAAGTAGTACTCCTTTTAAGACAAAGAAAAATACAGTGACATTACTCACTGATTCTTTTGTAAACTATTAGAACTAAATTGCAGCCTTCTCAACTATACGGGCAAAGGTGAGTATGAAAATGAATACGAAGATGAATACGATTTAAAAAAATGACGAAAATCAACGGAAATGATTTTAAATAAAAATAAGCGAAAACTCAACTATTGATAAGCAACAGAAAGCATTGGTAAACCTTTGTCACTTATACCATAGTTCGTGACAGTTCCTAGTTTTTTTGATAAAATCATACAGTATGCCTTTGGGCACAAAGTATGAACTGGGACTGTCTTTCCCAGCTTCGGAGGTAGAAAATGTCAGATTCACCAATCAAATACCGATTGATTAAGAAAGAAAAACACACAGGAGCTCGTCTGGGAGAAATCATCACTCCTCACGGCACCTTCCCAACGCCTATGTTTATGCCAGTTGGGACCCAAGCCACTGTTAAAACCCAGTCGCCAGAGGAGTTGAAGGAGATGGGTTCGGGAATTATCCTCTCTAATACTTATCATCTGTGGCTTCGTCCAGGAGATGAACTCATCGCACGCGCAGGTGGTCTCCACAAATTTATGAACTGGGACCAGCCTATTTTGACAGATAGTGGTGGTTTTCAGGTTTATTCCCTAGCAGATAGTCGAAATATCACAGAAGAAGGCGTAACCTTTAAAAACCATCTCAATGGTTCCAAGATGTTCCTATCGCCAGAAAAGGCTATTTCTATTCAGAACAATCTAGGCTCAGATATCATGATGTCTTTTGATGAATGTCCTCAGTTTTACCAACCTTATGATTACGTTAAGAAATCCATCGAGCGTACCAGCCGTTGGGCTGAGCGTGGTTTGAAGGCTCACCGTCGCCCACAGGATCAAGGATTATTTGGAATTGTGCAGGGGGCAGGATTTGAAGACCTGCGTCGTCAGTCAGCTCATGACCTTGTCAGCATGGACTTCCCAGGCTACTCTATCGGTGGTTTGGCAGTGGGAGAAACGCACGAAGAGATGAATGCAGTTCTGGATTTCACAACTCAACTGTTGCCTGAAAACAAACCTCGCTATTTGATGGGAGTGGGAGCGCCAGATAGCTTGATTGATGGGGTCATTCGTGGTGTGGATATGTTTGACTGTGTCTTGCCGACTCGTATCGCTCGTAACGGTACCTGTATGACCAGCCAAGGGCGTTTGGTTGTCAAGAATGCCCAGTTTGCTGAGGACTTTACGCCACTGGATCCTGAGTGTGATTGCTACACATGTAAGAACTATACACGCGCCTACCTTCGTCACTTGCTCAAGGCTGACGAAACCTTCGGTATCCGCTTGACTAGCTACCACAATCTTTACTTCTTGCTTAAACTGATGAAGCAAGTGCGTCAAGCCATCATGGATGACAATCTCTTGGAATTCCGTGAGTATTTTGTAGAAAAATATGGCTACAACAAGTCAGGACGCAATTT